AGCTGCAAGGCGGCGGCGCGGGGTTCATTCAGGCAAGCGCGGATTTCTGACGGACGACGGACGACCAAGCACAGAGGGCGGATAGGGCGTCCTTCGTTGGCCGCCATTCGCATCGATCCAAGCTTCGCCAGCCGCTTCTCGATCGCCTTGGGAACCGCACACCCCTTCCGCAGCTGATTTCGGGCTTGCCCGGCATCGACGCGGGAGGGGACCCTTGTCGCGGGCACACCCGCTCCAACGAGCAGGACTGATCCATGAGGACCAAACTCTTCGTCTACAACGAGGCGCTCGGCCATCTCGGCGAGCGCCAATTGGCGAGTCTCAACGAGCCGCGTGAGCCGCGCCGCGTGCTCGATTCGTACTGGTCCGACGTGGTCGCCTTCTGTCTGTCGCAGGGCCTGTGGAAGTTCGCCAAGCGTACTGTACAGGTCGACCACGATACGGCGGTCACGCCGCAATTCGGCTTCAACTATTGCTTCGCCATTCCATCGGATTGGGTGCGGACCATCGTGGTCTCGACCTCGCCCAACATGGACCCGCCGCTCCTGCAATACAGCGGCGAAGCAGGGTTCTGGTACGCGAACCTGACACCGATCTTTGTCTCCTACGTATCGAACGATCCGATCTACGGCATGAACATCGGGATGTGGCCGGAGCATTTCGTCGACTATGTCGCGCTGCGCCTCGCCCGCCAGGCCTGCCTGCGCATCACCAACGACAAGGAACTCAAGGCCAGTCTGCAGAAGGACGAGGACCGCGCGAGACGCGTCGCCAAGGCCGAAGAGGCCATGGACGAACCGCCCGGCCTGCCGCCGGTGCCGTTCTGGGCACGCGCGCGGCGCGGCGCCTTCGGCTCGGCGGCGGCACCGGCGGCACGGTGATGACCGGGCCGCAGGGCGAGGATTGATGCCTGTCGGCGATCGCGACTTTCAATGAACCGACGCTTCGCATTTTCAAATCCGTGAGGACGCTTCGTGAAATCCAATGCTCCGCTCTATTCGCTCAATGCCGGCGAGGTCTCGAAGGTTGCGCTCGCCCGCGTCGATGTGGCGAAGCTCCGCATGGCGGCAGCCTGCCAGCTCAATTGGATGCCCTATGTTGTGGGACCGATGGCACTGCGGCCGGGGCTCGCCTATATCGGCGAGGTCAATGCCGACGCGCCGGCGCGACTCGTGCGCTTCGTGTTCAGTAAGCTCGACACTGCGTTGATCGAGCTCACGGCGAACAAGATGCGTGTGTGGATCAACGAGGCGCTGGTCTCCCGCGTCGCTGTCGGCACGAATATCGGCGATCCGTGGTTCGGCGGCAGCGGCAACTGGTCCACCGCGAACACCACTGCGGGGGCCTCGGTCACGATCGCGGGAGGGATCGCAACGCTGTCGTGTCCGCCCGTCGGAGGGCTGGCGCAAATCCAGCAGACCATCACGGTGGCGCAGACTGATTGGGGCAAGGAGCATGGCATCCGGATCGTCGTCACCAACGGGCCGGTGACGGTGCGGGCCGGATCGTCGCCCGGCGCTTCCGACTTGATCCCCCAGACCGTGCTGGACACAGGCACCCATTCGCTGGTGTGCACCCCATCCGGCAACATCACGTTACAGATCGAGTCGACCGACGCCCGGAACAAGACGCTGACAAGCTGCGCGATCGAGCCGGCCGGCGTGCTCACCTTGCAGACGCCGTGGGGGACGGCCGACCTTCCCAATATCCGTTACGATCAACAGGGCGATATCGTGTTCGTTTCCTGCTACGGCAAGCAGCAGGTTCGCCTTGAGCGGCGCGGGCCTCGGCCCGGCGCCCGCGGCTGGTCGATCGTGACCTATCGGACGGGCGACGGACCGTTCCAGTCCAGTCCAGGCATCAAAGCGAATTTCACACCGGGAGCCTATTACGGCAACTCCACGCTCACGTCCGACCAGCCGTGGTTCCAGCCCGGCCATGCCGGGACGCTGTTCCGCCTGTTCTCTAACGGCCAGTTCTACCAGACAGCACTCGGCAACCAGAACGCCTTCTCGCCAGCGGTGCGGGTGGTCGGCGTCGGCACCACGGCGCGCAATTATAACTGGACCGTGAGCGGCACCTATGTGGGCCAGGTCACCCTGCAGCGCTCCTTCGACGGCGCGACGTCCGGATTCGTCGATGTGGGCACGCAGACCTCCGGATATACTGGCACGGTGGGTTCGGCGACCGGGGGCTCGGGCTCGACGCCCGACCTCGACAACATCGTCGCCTGGGAGCGGATAGGCTTCAAGGGCGGAAACTATACCTCGGGCAACGCCACGGTGGTGTCGAACTATGCGGGCGGCGGCGGCTACGCAATTTGCCGTGTGACCGGTTATGTATCCCCGACGCTCGTCAATATCGAGATATTGCAGCCTTTCGCCACGCTGCAGGCGACGACCGACTGGGTCGAGAGCGACTGGTCGAACGTGGTCGGATTCCCATCCTCGGTCGCCTTCCACGAAGGGCGGCTCGGGTGGTTTCGCGGCGACCAGATCTGGCTCTCGGCCTCGGACGATTTCACTAGCTTCGCCGACATCAACTCGGACGGCACGGCAACGGGTGGGGCAGGCGCCATCAACGTGACGCTCGGGTCGGGGCCGGTCGATACCATCTCCTGGGGGCTGTCGCTGACAAGACTCCAGCTTGGACGCGAGCAGTCGATCGCCTCGGCGCGCTCGTCGAATTTCGACCAGGCCATGACCGGGACCGACATCGTGATCCGCGATTGCTCGGACCAGGGCGCGGCGCGGCTGCCGGGGATCAAGTCCGGCAAGCGCGGCATCTTCGTCCAGCAATCGGGCCGGCGCGTGTTCGAACTGTTCTTCAACGCCCAAGAATTCGACTATGACGACCGCGACCTGACCCGACTCAACCTCGACATCGGTGTGCCGGGCTTTATAGACATCGACAAGGCCACCCAGCCGGACAAGATGATCTTTCTGCCGCGCGGGGATGGGCAATGCGCGGCACTACTCTACGACGTAAAGGACGAGGTCGAGGCGTGGTGGCGGTTACAGACGCTTGGCGTGATCGAGAACGTCGCGGTGCTGCCGGCCAACGGACTGGAGGACCTGGTCTATTTCGTCGTGCGCCGCACCGTGAGCGGCGTGACACGACGCTTCATCGAGCGGCTTGCGCCGCGCACGAATTGCGTCGGCGGCGCGATCAACCAGCAGCTTGATTGCCACGTCACCTATTCGGGTACGCCGACGTCTTCGATCCAGCTTGCGCAACTGCCCAACGCGGCAGTGTGGGTGTGGGCGGACGGCCAATCGATCGGCGTGGGCACAACGGATGGCTCTGGCAATCTTGCGATGCCGGACAGCCAGTCTCACTCGAATATTGTCGCGGGACTCGCTGGCACCATTGTGTCGAATACGGCACCGGCCGCAGCGGCGACGCTCACAGTCGGGACGCAGTACAATGGCTATCCGGCCGAGGTGTTCGCTGACATCGGCTCGACGGGCGAGCCGGTGCATATCGGGTCCGTGACGGTGCAGAATGGGACCGTGGCCCTCCCGAACGGGCAGACGGCACTCACCATCATCGCTTGTCTTGGCTACGTCGCGCCCTTCATGTCGGCCAAGCTTGCCTATGCGGCGCAGCTCGGCTCCGCGCTGACGCAGAAGAAGCGGATCGATCATCTTGGCCTGGTGCTTTACGACGCCAATTACCAAGGCCTCCAATTCGGGCAGCGCTTCGATGTGCTCGACAACATGCCGCTCTATGAGGCCGGCCAAGCGACGCCGGCGGGCACCACGTGGTCGGAATACGACGAGCCGATGATCGAGGTGCCCGGCTCGTGGAACACGGATGCGCGGTTGTGCCTGCTGGCGCAGGCGCCGAACCCGGTCACGGTCGGGGCGGTGGTCATCGGGCTTACCACGCATGAGAAGTGAGTTGCGGCCGGTTCAGCCAGATTGATCATGCCGCGCGTCATACTGCGCCCGACAATCCCGCAAGACCTGCCGTTCCTTATCGGCGAGCCCCTGCCCTACCGCATTCGGGCTATCACCGCTGTGCTGACGGCGGGAGAGGGAGAGCAGCTGGTAGCTGATGACAGCGCGGCCGCCAGCCCGTCCTCGCGCGAAGACGGCGACCACGCATCCATCATCGGCATCGGCGGGATTGCGTTCCCGCCGGAGGGGCCCGTGCTGGCCTTCGTTCAGCAGACGCCGGAAGCAAAGCGATACCCCCTCGCGTTTCACCGCGCCGGGCTGATGGCGGTCGAGATGATCCGCGAGCTGGGCCTGCGGGAAATCTTGGCAACGGCTGACGAGCGCAGCGCAACAGCGCTGCGCTGGCTGCGGCGACTGGGTTTTGTCGAGAGCGATCATCAGGACATCGACGGCAAGGTGCTGTTTGTCTTGAACGGACAGGTGGACCTCGCCTCGAACAGCCGTACAGCCCGCGGCCCTGTCATAGAATCCTGATCCGCCGCTGTCCTCGTCATGCCAGGAGGCGAAGCCGACCAAGCAATCCATGGTGCCTCCTAGATTGCTTCGCTGCGCTCGCAATGTCGCTCCCGTGGCTGCCGTGTCACCAGACCCAGCAACGGTCGCATTCCAACGAAACATCCACCCTCGCGCCGCGGCCGCGCAACCTCGACGCCGTGGTGATTCGAAGACAGGGAGAAGTCCCATGACCACCCTCGATATCCGCGGCACAGTCGTCGGCGAGACCGCGATTGCCATCAAAGCGCCGTGCCTCGTGGCCACGACCGGCGGCAACATCACGCTCTCCGGCGTGCAGGCCGTAGACGGCGTCGCGGTCGGCAACAATTCCGAGCGCGTGCTGGTCAAGGACCAGACGACGGCCTCGCAGAACGGCATCTACATTGCAGGCACGGGCGCCTGGGTGCTCGCCGCGGACTTCACCAACAACAACAATGTGGCGCTCCCCACGCTGGTGCTCGTGACGTCGGGCGCAAAGAACCAGGGCACGATCTTCGAGCAGACCTGCACCGACAATCCGATCGTCATCGGCACGTCCAACATCGCCTTCGTGCCGCTCGCGAACGAGACGGCACAAGCCGCGACCTCGACCACATCGCTCACGATCGGCACCGGAGCGAAGACGCTCACCATCCAAGCCGGCAAGGCGTTTGTTGCAAGCCAATGGGTCGTGATCTACGAGACATCGAACACAGCGAACGCCATGCTCGGCCAGGTCACGTCCTATTCGGGCACCTCGCTCACTGTGAACGTTACCGCGACGGGCGGCGGCGGCAGCTTCACGGACTGGTCGCTCGTACTGACCAACTCGCAGGCGGGGGCCGGAATCATGCCGCCGGTCGGGTCGGGCAATGTCACGGGGCCTGGCTCGGCAACGGCGGGCCATATCGCGACCTTCGCCGACGGCACCGGCAAGGTGCTGCAGGTCGGCGGTGTATC